TCCGATCTTATCAGCTATGAAAAGGCTGTTCAGTCTTCGCTTTCGCCTACCAACACGGAACTTGAAAACGGTCTGAACTGGATTCTTGTTCATACCGGGGAAGCATCAGCAGATGACAGAAGCTACATCAACCACAAGGCAATCCCCATTGCAAGGATCATTTCAAGGGGTTGATCAGGAAGGCGGTGATGTTGTATGTCAGAAATTGTTGCAGCAATACTTGCACTGATGGAACAGCTTGAAGTGAAGACAGATCAGTCCTTTGTGGAAGCTGTCATCAACAAATTGTCTGTTTTTGGCTATACGGTCAAGACAACAGATGAATTTCTGATTGCTTTCAGCATTCAGAAGGTCATCACGCACATTCTGAACAGCTGCAACACACTGACTGTTCCTGAAGGCTTGTTCTTTGTTGCAGTTGACCGGGTTTGTGGGGAATTTCTCTTTTCCATGAACAGCAGCGGAAAACTGGAATTGGAAGGGCTTGACCTTGATGGTGCAATATCTCAAATAAAAGAAGGTGACACAACAGTGCAGTTTGAAAGCGGGTCATCTGATGGTGACAAGTTTTCTGCACTGGTCACTTTTCTGAAGACTGAAGGTGCAGGTGATGAAGTATGTTTCCGCAAGCTAAAGTGGTAGCAAAAGCCAAAAAAGCAATAGAATTGTTGTATGTGGGAACATGCAGCATTTATGAGCATCAAAAGGTTGTAAAAGCAAACAAGTCAACAGGGTTTTCTGATGTGGAAGTGTTAAAGGATCAGGCTTGCAGGTTGTCCTTCAGGACAATCAACAGCAATTCCATGAAGGAAGAAGGTGCAAGCAGCCTGGAACAGGTCACAGTGCTGTTCCTTGATCCTGACATCAATGTGAAGCCGGGTTCAAAGATCGTGGTCACACAGGATGATGTCACAACAGACTACACCATGAGTGGAAAACCCGCAATGTATGACACGCACCAAGAAATTGTTCTTGATTTGTTCAGGGGATGGTCATAGATGGCAGGAATGGGAAAAGTTGACTATGCAAGACTTCAGCAGTTTGTTGACAAGGTTGAATCATCCCTTGGTGGTGACCAGGTTGATCAGTTCATGGAAGCTTGTGCAAAGGAACTTGCAGCAAGACTTCTTGCAAAGGTGGTCAAAAGAACACCTGTTGGTGTTTATCCACACAGGGTTGGTGGTACACTTCGCCGGGGATGGACAGCTGAAAAACAGCAGGATGTCACAAGTTATGTCAACAGTCTTCAGGTCACAAAGACCGGGGGATCATATCAGATTGAGATTGTGAACCCGGTTGAATATGCATCCTATGTTGAATTTGGTCATAGAACCAGGAATCACAAAGGATGGGTTGAAGGAAAGTTCATGCTGACCATATCGGAACAGGAAATCCGGGATGCAGCACCTGCAATCCTTGAACGCAAATTGCAAAGAAAGTTGGGTGAAGCATTCAAATGAGTCACATAGTATCACTGAACAACATCATTGATGGAATAAGTGAAAAACTGTATTCAGAGTTTGGAAGCAGTTATGAGATATACACAGAAGAAGTGCAACAGAATCTGACAGAACCTTGTTTTTCTGTTGTTCTTCTGAATCCATCAATGAAACAGGTTCTTGGGAAAAGATATAAACGCAACAATCAGTTTTGCATCCACTACTTTCCACAGTCACAGAATGAAGCAAGGAATGAATGCTTTGCTGTTCAGGAAAGGCTTTTTGATTGCCTGGAATATATCACGGTTGATGGTGATTTGACCATGGGAACAGGGATGCATGGTGAAATGTCTGATGGTGTGCTTTGCTTCTTTGTGAACTATGACATGTATGTTTACAAGCAGGAAGTGGCAGAACCGAACATGGAAACTATTTCATCAGAAACCAATGTGAAGGAAGGGTGATCAAAAATGGCTAAAAAAGACATTGATGAAAAGGTTTTGAAGGAAACCAAAAGTGAAGAACCTGTTTTTGATTTGGAACAGGTTCTTTCTTCTGCCCGGTTTAAGGACAGAAGGGATGCAATAAAAGCAATATGGACAGATGGCAAGGCAAAGACCTTGAAAGAGATCGAAACCATGCTGTCAGATTTTATGAAAGGAAAGGTGAACTAAAATGGCATTAGGTGGTGGAACATTTATTGCACAGAATAAGATTTTGCCGGGATCGTACATCAATTTTGTTTCCCTTGCAGCTGCATCAGCAAGCCTGTCTGATCGTGGTGTTGCTGCCCTTGGTGTGGAAATGGATTGGGGTGCTGAAGGTAGTCTGATCGAACTGACCGCTGAAGACTTCATGAAGAAGTCCTTCAAGATTTTTGGTCATGAATATGGTGATGATGCCTTGAAGGGTCTTCGTGACCTGTTCCTGAATGCAAGAAAGGTCTTCACATACAGACTGAACAGCGGTGGAACAAAGGCATCAAACACCTTTGCAACCGCACTTTGGGGTGGTACAAGGGGAAATGACCTGAAGACCATCATCAAGACCAATGTTGATGACAACACAAAGTTTGATGTCATCACTGTCCTTGGATCAACTGAAGTTGACAAACAGACTGTTGCATCAGCAGCAGGACTGGTTGACAATGACTTCTGTACTTTCAACAGCGGTGCAACGCTTGCGGTAACAGCAGGAACTGCCTTCACAGGTGGAACAAATGGAACTGCTTCAAGCACACAGCATCAGGACTTCCTTGACAAGCTTGAATCCAAGTCTTTCAATGCCCTTGGTGCAGTGACTACTGAAGCAACCATCAAGACCTTGTATGCAACCTACACTGCAAGACTTCGTGATGAGATCGGCAAGAAGTTCCAGTGTGTTCTGTATTCAAAGGCAGCGGACTATGAAGGTGTGATCAATGTCAAGAACACGGTTTCTGATGTTGGGGCAAACGGTGCTTCCATGGTTTACTGGACAACAGGAAAGGAAGCTGCAAAGCCCATCAATGCATCTGCAACCAATGACATCTATGATGGTGAGTTCAGCCCGGTTGTGAACTATACACAGTCACAGCTTGAATCTGCTATCCAGGCGGGTGAATTTGTATTCCATCAGGTTGATGATGACATTCGTGTCCTGACTGACATCAATTCCCTTGTGACCACTTCGGACACCAAGGGTGACATCTTCAAGGACAATCAGACCATCAGGGTGATTGATCAGATTGCAAATGACATTGCAGTGCTGTTCAATACCAGGTATCTTGGTTCTGTTCCCAATGATCATGCAGGAAGGGTTTCACTTTGGTCTGACATTGTGAAGCACCACAAAGCACTTCAGGACATCAGGGCTATTGAAGACTTCAGTGATTCTGATGTGACTGTTGATCAGGGTGACACCAAGAAGGCTGTTGTTGTCAGTGATTCAGTGACCATTGTCAACACAATGGAAAAACTGTATATGACTGTATATGTCAGCTGACGGAAAGGGAAAGGTGATAAAAAATGGCTAATATTACCATGAAGGCAAAAGATACCATTGCTGCAAGCCTTGCACAGTGCTATGTCAAGATCAATGGCAACAGGTACAATTTCATGCAGGCAATCAACCTTGAAGCAAAGTTTGAGAAGAACAAGGTTGAAGTTCCCATCCTTGGAAAGCCGGGGAAGGGCAACAAGTCAACCGGGTGGAAGGGAACTGGTTCTGCAAAGTTCCACTACAACACTTCCATCTTCAGACAGATGATGCTTGATTACAAGGACAGTGGGGAAGACACCTATTTTGAAATTGAGATCAGCAATGAAGACCCGACAAGTGCAGCCGGGATGCAGACCGTCACCCTTGTGGACTGCAACATTGACGGTGGAATCCTTGCAAAGTTTGATGCAGATGCAGAATACCTGGATGAAGACATGGACTTCACTTTTGAAGACTTCACCATGCCTGACACCTTCAATCTGCTTGATGGTATGCTTTGATCAGGGTGATCCAAAGAACAGAAGACCCAAGGGAAACACAGTCCCTTGGGTCTTTTTATAAAACAACATAGAAAGGATGGTGGAAAGACCATGTCAGATTTCACAAGATTTATGAAAAACAACAAAAAGGTTAAGGAAAACACAACCTATCCTGCAACCAAGTCCTTGACGGATGAAAAGGGGAAACCCTTGCCCTGGACAATCAAGCCTATATCAACCAGGGAAAATGAAGAACTTCGTGAATCCTGCACCATTGAAGTTCCCATCACCGGGAAACCGAACCAGTACAGGCAGAAGTTGCTGACTTCAAAATATATTGCAAAATTGGTTGCTGTTTCTGTTGTAGAACCGAACCTTTTTGATTCAAAGCTTCAGGACAGTTATGGTGTGAAGACACCTGAAGACCTGATCCTTGAAATGATTGATGATCCCGGTGAATATAATGATTTTGCAAATTTCATTCAGAATTTCAACGGATTCACCACAACGCTTGATGACAAGGTGGAAGAAGCAAAAAACTAATTTTGGAAGGTGATGGTGAAGCAAGTTATGCACATTATGCATTGCAGAAGCTTCACATCCTTCCTTCCGTATTTGCGGACATGGATGAAGCTGAAAAGGCTTTTGTCATTGCTTCCTGCAACATCAGGGTAGAAACCGAAAAGGAAGAAGCAAGGAAGCTGAAAAAGATGAAATAATAACGACAGGCGGTTGAATGTGGGTGTTCAACCGCCTTTTGTGGCAGGTGATGATTTATGGCAAGCATTGCAACAACAATTCAATTATATGACAGATGTTCACAGCCTTTGAACATGATCGTTTCTGCCCTGCATACCACAGTGAACGCTTTTGCAGCAATGAACAGTGCTATGTCAGCAGGAATGGACACATCAGGCTTTGATGATGCAAGACAGGCTATTGATCAGGCTGTCAGTGAAGTGAATGCATTGCAGCAGGCAATTCAGGAAGTCAATTCTGAAGCGGTGAACCTGAATGTGGATGAAATTGCAGCACCTGACATTCACCCGGTCACAGTTCCTGTTGAACCTGATGTTCCAAGTCCCCTTGTGGAAACACCTGAACCTGTCACTGTCCCGGTTGAATGGGAAAGTGCAGACATTGATGTGTTCACCAACACAGGGATTGAAAGATTTGAACAGGAACTGAATGCAGCAAACAATATGATGCAGGATTTGGTTCAGACACAGGATCAGATTCAGCAGAATGCAAGCAGAACAAACATCCTTCCACCAAAGGCACAGGCTGACATTCAAAGGCTGACTGGAAGGATTCAGGCAATTCAGCAACGGGTTCAGGCATTGAACAGGACACCTGTTTCACTTCGTACTGATGAAGTGAACAATGAACTGGAAGAAATGCGGTCACAGCTTGCACAGGCTGTTGATGCACAGAATGAACTGAACAGGGCAATAGATCAGATGGATGTGTCCGCTGCCAATGATGCATATAACAGACTGTCACAGACAGTTGGGAACACTGAAAGACACATCCGGGACAACACCAACAGTCAGGGACAGTTCAATCAGTCCATAGAACAGGGGACAAACAACGCAAACAACCTTTTGCGGACAATAGGACAGGCTGTTGCTGCTTATGCTTCCATAGCAACGGTCAAGAAGCTGATGGACATGTCAGATGAACTGACACAGACCACAGCAAGACTGAACATCATGAATCAGTCCTTCCAGGAAGCACAGAAAGGGGCATATGACACACAGGAAACAATCAACCTGATTTATGCTTCAGCACAGAATGCAAGGTCTGAATTTGGGGCAATGGCTGATGTTGTGGCAAGGTTTGGAAACAATGCCGGGGATGCTTTTTCAAGCACACAGGAAGTTGTGGACTTTGCAAACCTTGTTCAGAAGCAAATGACCATTGCAGGTGCAGGAACACAGGAAGCATCCAATGCAATCCTTCAGCTGTCACAGGCTTTGGGATCGGGTGTCCTTCGTGGTGATGAATTGAACAGCATCTTTGAACAAGCACCGAACCTGATCCAGTCCATAGCAGACTATCTTGGTGTTCCCATAGGGAAGATCAGGGAAATGGCACAGGAAGGACAGCTTTCAGCGGACATTGTCAAGAATGCAGTCTTTTCTGCTGCTGATGAAATCAATGCAAACTTTGAAAACATGCCTATGACCTGGAATCAGGTGTGGACAGCAATGGGCAACACAGCCCTGATGCAGATGCAGCCTGTTTTGGCAAAGGTCAATGAACTTGCAAACAATGCACAGTTCCAGGTGATGATTCAGAACCTGATGAATGCTTTTGGACAGCTTGCAATCACCATTCTGAACATCATGGAAATGGCAGGTCAGGCAGCAGCATTCATTTCAGACAACTGGTCAACCATTGAACCTATTGTGATGGGTATTGTGACCGCAATGGGTCTTTATATAGCAGCCCTGACCATATATAACGCAATTCAGGGCATCAGTGCAGTGATCACAGGTGTGAAAGCTGCTGCTGAAATGATGGCATCAGGTGCAACCTTCATGGCAACAGCTGCACAGACTGGATTCAATGCAGCACTTCTTGCATGTCCTATCACTTGGATAGTGATTGCAATTATAGCAGCCATTGCTGCAATAGTTGCCTTTGCACAGCACATTGCTGAAACCGGGGAAATTGCAACCACAGCATTTGGTGTCATTTGCGGATGGATCAATGTGGTGATCCAGTTCTTTGTGAATTTGGGTCTTGAAGTGGCAAACATAGCACTTGGAATTTGGAATGCTTTGGGTGCTTTGGCTTCCAATATGGTCACAGCCTTCCAAAACAGCATTGCAAACATACAGACTTTCTTTTATAACCTGCTTTCAACTGCACTGTCAGTGATCAGTCAGATTGCAGCAGCCCTGTCAAAGCTTCCTTTTGTGGAATTTGATGCTTCCGGGCTTGCAGCTGCTGCTGACAATTATGCATCAAAAGCAGCTGCTGCACAGGCTTCCAAAGGTGACTATGAAAGCATGGGGGCAGCCTTTGCAAAGGGTGCAGGAACATATGAAGCTTTTGGAAAAGGTTGGGCATCAGATGCATATAAAAGCGGGGCAAACTTTGGTGATGGTATTTCAAACAAGGTTTCAAATTTCTTCCATGGCAACCAGGCAGCATCCAATGTGGACACATCCACAATGTTCAATGGTGGCGGTTATACACCGGGCAATTACACAGGACTTCCTGCAAGCGGTGTTGGTTCAGCGGGTGACCTTGGCAAAGCAGCCAATAACACAGCAGCGAACACGGCAGCAGCAGCGGGCAGTCTTTCCACATCCGGGGAAGATTTGAAATATCTTCGTGACATAGCAGAAAGGGAAGTTGTGAACCGCTTCACCACAGCAAAGATCAATATTAAACAGAATAACAATAACAACATCAACAGCGGACTTGATGTTGATGGATTGATGAATGGTATGGTTGAAGGTCTTCAGGAAGCAATCAGCAAGACCACAGAAGGGGTGCATTTCTAATGTCATATTATTGCTATATAGATAAAACTTTACTGCCTATAACCCCAAAAGAAATCAGGGTCAAAGTCAACAACAAAAACAAGACCTTGACCCTGATGGATCAGGGGGAAGTGAACATTGTCAAGAAGCCGGGTCTGACTGAAATCAGCTTTCCTTTTGTGCTTCCCAATGTTCCATATCCTTTTGCACATTATGAAGGATCATTTCAGAATGCAAAGCATTTCCTTGATGTCTTTGAAAAGCTGAAGGTCAAAAAGAAAAAGGTGCAGTTCATCCTTGTCAGGCAGATGCCCAATGGGAAAATCCTTTATTCCACCAACATCACTGTCACGGTGGAAGATTATAACATTGATGACAGGGCAGAAGAAGGTTTTGATGTAACAGGGACAATCAATCTGAAACAGTGGGTTGCCTTTGAAACCAAGACCTGCAAAATCAAGAAAAAGAAGAAAAAGAAGAAAAAGAACAAGCTGAAGAAGAAAAAAGCAAGGAATGGAAAGAAGAAAAGCACACCGACAAAGAACAAGAAATACACTTGTGTGAAGGGTGATACTTTGACCAAGATTGCAAAGAAGTTCTATGGTGATTCTTCACAGTATAACCTGATTTATGAAGCAAACAAGAAGGTTTTCAAGGGCAGAAGTCCCAATGTGGTGAAGAAAGGGGATGTGTTGACCATTCCACCTTTGAAGGAAAAGGATGATGACAAGGACTGAAGGGGTGATTGAATGAAGGTAAACACTGAACTTCTGATATATTGCACAAGGAAAAACAAGATCATGCAACCGCCTGTTGTGGAAGGCATCACCTGGACAACGGAAAGAAGCGGTGTTCCGGGGATGCTTGAATTTAAGGTGGTGAAGACCAAAGGGTTGAAGATGTACAGTGGGGATGCAGTCAGGTTCAGGATGAACAACCACAACATCTTCTTTGGTTTCATCTTCAAGCAGAAATTTGACAAGGATGGTGTAATCAGTGTCACCGCCTATGATCAGTTGCGATATTTGAAGAACAAAGACACATATGTCTATGAAAATATGACTGCAAGTCAGGTCATCAAGATGATTGCAAAGGACTTCAATCTTCAGACCGGGAAGATCACAGACACCAAGATGAAGATTCCTTCCAGGGTGGAAGACAATGTCAGTCTGTTTGACATCATCAACAATGCACTTGACCTGACTATGACATCACAGGGCAAGATGTACACCATGTATGACAAGTTTGGGAAGATCACCCTGAAGGAACTTCCTGACATGAAGGTGAAGGTCAAAAAGGCATATTTGCTGATTGATGCATCTGTTGCTGAAAACTATGAATACACATCAGGCATTGATGACAGCACCTACAATCAGATCAAACTGACAAGGAAGGACAAGGATTCAGGTCTGACAGAAGTTTATATCACAAAATCCACCAAGAACCAAAACAAGTGGGGTGTCCTTCAGAAATATGAAACCTTGCAATCCGGGGAAAACGGACAGGCAAAAGCAGATGCCCTTCTGAAACTGTACAACACAGTGACCAAGACCTTTCAGCTGAAGAATGTAAAAGGTTTTTGGAAAGTCAGGGCAGGTTCAATGGTGGTTGTTTCCATGAAGGTTGGGAACACAAACAAAATCAACAACTGGATGCTTGTGGAAAAATGCAAGCATGAATTTAGGGAATCAGAACATTTCATGACTTTGACATTGAGGGGCGGTGATGTGAATGCCTGACATGACAAGTTTTATGAAACAGATTCAACAGATTTCAAGTGACACAATGGCATCCAAACAGCCTGCTGATTTTTACTTTGGAACAGTCATTTCTGATTCACCACTTCAGATCAGGCTGACACAGAAGCTGATTTTGAGTGGAAATCAGCTTGTTTTGACCAGGAATGTGACTGATCATCAGGTCAAGGTCAGCATCAGCGGATGGGAAACAGAAACAAAGAATGGTCACCAACATGGGATTGAGATTGCATCACAAGTCCTGACTGTCCACAATGCTTTGCAGGCAGGTGAAAAGGTGGTTGTTATAAAGGAACAAGGCGGTCAGCGTTATTTGGTAGTAGATAGGGTGGTGTGAACATGATACCTGCTATTGATGAAGATTTCACTGAAGAATTTGATGAAGAAATAGACCCTTCCCTTGATTATGCAATGAACTTTGACAAGAAGGTTGTGAAAGGGAAGTGTGATGAATTGGAAGCAATGAAACAGGTCATCTTCAAGATTCTGAACACTGAAAGATATGAAAATGTTATATACAGTTGGGACTATGGCATTGAACTGAAAGACCTGTATGGAATGTCAATGATTTATGTTGTCCCCGAACTTGAAAGAAGGATCAAGGAAGCACTGGAAGCAGATGACAGGATTGATTCTGTTGATGACTTTGATTTTGAAGTGAACAGAAGAAATGTCACTGCAAAATTCACAGTCCACACCATCTTTGGTGACCTTGAAGATGAAGAAATGGGGGTTGAAGTCTAATGTATGAAGATCAGACATTTGAAGAAATAATGGAAAGGATGCTTGACAGAATCCCGGACACAATGGACAAAAGGGAAGGTTCTGTCATCTATGATGCACTTGCACCCGCTGCCTTTGAACTTCAGAATGCATATATTGAACTGGACTACATCATCAATCAGACCTTTGCTGACACCGCTGAAAGGGAATATTTGGTCAGAAGGGCTGCTGAAAGGGGTCTTGTTCCCTATCCTGCAACAAAGGCTTCTTTGAAGGCAGAAACAGCACCTGCAAGCTTGCAGATTCCCATTGGTTCAAGGTTTTCATTGAATGAACTGAACTATGTGATCACATCCAAGATTCAGAATGGTGAATATGTTGTCCAATGTGAAACAGAAGGAACTATTGGGAATGAGTTCCTTGGTTATCTGATCCCCATTGATTACATTGCAGGACTTGAAAGCATTGAAATGACTGAAGTCCTGATCCCTGGTGAAGATGAAGAAGACACAGAAGATTTCCGGGAAAGATATTTTGATTCATTTGACACCAAACCATATGGTGGAAATAAAAAAGATTACAGGGAAAAGGTCAATGCTATTGCAGGTGTTGGTTCAACAAAAGTTATCCCGGTTTGGAATGGGGGTGGAACTGTCCTGCTGATCATCCTTGATGCATCCTATGGGAAAGCATCTTCCACACTGATCAATACTGTTCAGGAAGAAGTTGACCCGACACAGACAGGATCAGGGGATGGAATAGCACCCATTGGACATGTTGTAACAGTCAGGACAGCTGATGAAACCACAATCAACATCAGCACCCACATCACCTTCCAGGAAGGCTATACATGGGAAGGAATGGAAGAAACAATCAAGGATTGTGTGGAAGCCTATCTGTTGGAAATTAGAACAAATTGGGCTAATGAAACACAGTCTGTTGTCAGGACTGCACAGATAGACACAAGAATCCTGAACATTGAAGGTGTGGTTGACATAAGCAACACCAAGATCAATGGAACAGCAGGAAACTTGGTTCTTGATGCATATGCAATCCCGAAAATGGGGGTGATCACTAATGTCTGACATCAGAGAAGTTGACCTGCTTTCTTTGCTTCCACAGTTCATGACAGAATATCATGAAATATACAGGATCATGCAGGCAGAAAACCCTGAATTTGAACTGTATGCACAGCAGCAGGAACAGGCAAAGGACAACACTTTCATCACCACTTGCAATGAAAACGGCATTGCAAGGTTTGAAAAGCTGCTTGGGATCAAACCAACAGCACAGGACACCCTTGCATCAAGGATTTCAAGGGTACTGATCAGATGGAATGATGTTGTTCCCTACACTTGGCGGGTTTTCCTGTCAAAGATGGTTTCCCTTTGCGGATCGGATTTTGAAACACATCCTGATTGGGACAACTATCAGGTGCAGATCATCACGCACCTTGACCTGTTTGGACAGACAGATGAACTGGACAACATCATTGATTATATGTTCCCGGCTAACATTCTTGTGGATGCACAGAATCAGCTGAACTATACACTTGATGGAAATGCTTATGTTGCAGTGGGTCAAGCCTTTGCAGATATGTTCACACTGACAGATTCTTTCAATGTGAACTGGACAGTCAATGCACAGGCAGGTGCAGCTGCAACCGGGGCAGGTTCATGTGAAATCATGATGACAGATTCCTTCCAGGGTGCAGTCTTTGGTCTGAATGCAGATGCAGGCGGTGCAGTGTCACCTTCTTTTGCTGATCAGATTGAAGTGACCGATTCTTCACAGGGTACAATCAATGTTGGTTCTGCTGCCAACACTGGTTCAAGTATCAATTATACAACAATAATAATCTAAAGAAAGGCGGTAAAAGAAAAATGGCAGAATTTAGAACAATGGTCATCACCAACAAAGGTCAGGCTTTGATTGCAAAGATGATTGCGGGAACTGCAAACATTCAGTTCACAAAGATTGCTTTGTCTGACACAGCCCTGACAGATGCACAGATTCAGTCCCTGACATCACTTTCAGGTGTAAAACAGACCACAGCAATCACAAGGGTCATCAAGACCAGTGCAGCAGCGGTTCAGGTTGAAGGTGCAGTGACCAATGCAACACTTGCAGCAGGCTACTACATCAGAACCATTGCCCTTTATGCACAAGACCCGGATGAAGGTGAAATCATCTATGCAGCATGTGGTGCTTCCACACCTGGTTGGATGCCACCATTCAATGGTGTGTCCACAAGTGGTTGCTTCCTGAAGCTTGTCACCACAGTTCAGAATGCATCACATGTCACTGTCAATGTTGATCCTGCTGCTGTTGCCACCATTGGTGACATTCAGGACTTGCAGAATCAGATTGATGACCTTCAGGCTTTTATTGGCTACACTGATGATGACATCTATGGTGTTGAAGTGGATTTCACCAACAAAGTGTTCACAAGGCTTGCAGGTGCAGCAAACAAGACACCGGGCGGTGATTTTGACAACCTTGATCCTTGGAAAAGAAAAAGATGTATTGTGACAGATGGTGGTGTTGTCCTTGCATACTATGGTGAAACAGGATATTCAGAAACAGGTGCTTTGACATCTGCTATTGAAAAGGATGGTGTCACCTATGCAGTTGGAACTGCTGTCCAGGTTATGGTTGAACAGCCCAAGTTCTACTACAAGGTTGTTCCCCTTGTGACGGAAAAGCGTGAAGGTGACAAGGGTGTCCACATGAGAAAGGGCAGATACTATGTTTCAGGGACAAAGAAGGCAGGTTTCAAGGTTCACCCTGCATTTGTCAGAAACGGTGTGGAAGTTGACAAGATTTATCTGTCAGCATATGAAGGATCAACCTATGATGTGTCTGCATCTGAATACAACATCAATGATGCACAGACTGTTGACTTCACAGCAACCACAGGTGACCTGCTTGCATCCATTGCAGGGGCTATTCCTACAAGCGGAAATACACAGTCAGGTGCTACCAGGGCGGGATTCAGAAAACTTGCAGCAAACAGGGGATCAGGTTGGACACAGGCAACCATCCAGTCTGCAACAGCAACTGAACTTTTGTTCCTGATCGAATATGCATCAATGAACATGCAGTCCAAAATTGGAAAGGGTGTCACTGACAAGTCAAGCGGTTCAGGAAATGAATCTGAAGCCACAGGTGCAACCACTAACCTTGGAAATGCAACCGGGACGGCTGTCAACACCAATGGTTGGACATTCATCACATACAGGGGTGAAGAAAACTTCTTTGGAAACATTTGGAAATGGATTGATGGAATCAATATCTATAACTATGGTGAAGGTTCTGTTCACATTGCTGATCACAGTTTTGCAGATGATTCCAAGTCCAGTCCCTATGCTGATGCAGGAATCACTGTTTGTGGAACAAACGGATATGTGAAAGCCTTTGCATATAATGAAGACTATGATTGGTTGTTCATTGCTTCAGATGTGAATGGTGGTGCAGATTCAGCCCTTCCTGTTGGTGATTATTTCTATCAGAACAAAGCAGCAAGTGCCTACACGGTCGCTAGCTTGGGCGGTTATTGGTCTTATGGTGCTAATGCCGGGGGTTTCTGTTGGCCGGTGACTGATGTTTCTTCTGATCGTGCTCGGCATATCGGCGGTCGCCTGCTGTATGTACCTGTTGCAGCGTAAACTGATTTTTTTTGTAACTCTTAAACATGATATTATGGGCGTGTTGTGCTGATATACCAATATATTTAGCAGACCAATAAAAAGCCAAACAGACAGTTCACAGTCACTAAATTGGGCAGTAATTGGAATAATGGTGCTAATACCAGGGGTTTCTATTGGAATGTGAATAATGTTTCTTCTAATCGTAATCGGAATATCGGCGGTCACCTACTAAATGCATAACACGAAAACCAAAGGGACAGGATGAACCTGTCCCTTTACATGTGACATCATGCCCTGCCACTTGGCAAAATATAAAAATACTGAAAGGTTGTATTGGTAAAGAAAACCTTTATTTTCTTGAAGATTTGACCATTCAAAGTGCATACAAAGTTATGAAGCGTTTTGGAAACCTATATGAAAAAATCTATGACATGGAAAACCTGAAGCTTGCACATCACAATGCAAAGAAAGGAAAAGGATGGTACACAGAAGTCAGGATGGTTGATGAAGAACCTGAAAAGTATCTGAAGGAACTTCAGGACATGCTGATCAACAAAACCTACAACACATCTGAATATGTCACATTCATCAAAAGGGACAGCGGAAAGGACAGATTGATTTACAAGCTGCCATATTATCCTGACAGAATCTGTCAATGGGCAATCCTTCAGGTGATTGAACCCATTCTGATCAGGAAGTTCACAGATGACACCTATTCAGCAATACCTGGAAGGGGAATCCATCAATGTCTGCACAAGGTTGAAAAAGCTATGCAGACAGATGTTCCCGGTTGTCAGTATTGTCTGAAGCTTGATGCAAAGAAGTATTATCCATCAATCAACCATGACATCCTGAAACAGAAATACAGATCATTGTTCAAGGATGATGACCTGCTTTGGCTGCTTGATGAAATCATTGATTCCACACCGGGGGAAACAGGGATTCCTATTGGAAACTATATTTCACAGTATTCAGGGAATTTTTATCTGTCATCCTTTGATCATTGGATCAAGGAAGTCAAGCATGTGAAGCATTATTTCCGCTATATGGATGACATTGTGATTTTTGGTGAAAGCAAGTCTGACCTTCACAGGTTAAGGGTTGAAATTGATCAATACTTCAAAACTAATCTGAAACTGAAGATCAAGGAAAATTGGCAAGTCTTTCCAACATATGTCCGGGGTGTTGATTTTGTTGGTTATAGGATTTTCTTGAATTATAAGCTGTTGCGGAAATCAACCTGCAAGCAGTTCAAGAAGGCAATGAACAAGATCAACAGGAAAAGGTTGGAAGGACAGTCCATGTCCTATTCAGAATGGTGTTCAGTCAATTCCTACAAAGGATGGTTGATCCATTGTGATAGTTATAGGTTGCAACAGAAGTATATTGAACCAATTCAAAAATATACTGATGCATATTATCAATTCAACATTCAAAACAAAAAGAAAGGTGGTATGGTCACATGAAGGACTATGGAAAAGTAAGAAGTGCAGAAAGACCTGAAGAAAAGGTCATTGATGAATTTAGTGTGTGGATTGCATCTGACATCAAGACTTTTTCTGAACCGGGAATTGATGATCAGGAAGTCAGGGAAGGGTTTGAATATAACCTTGTCCAGTATGACAAAGATGAATACATCAAGATCATGGATGACAAGAATGCAGACCTGGAACAGCAGATCACAGATGCACAGCTTGCACTTTGTGATGTGTATGAAATGTTGCTTTAAGAAAGGAAAGGTGATTTGTTATGGTAGCAGTTTATGGTGAACTGATCATGAAGGGAAAGAAGACCATTGATGATGTCCCGGCAAAGCTTCGGGCAGATGTCATCAAATATCTTGAAGACCATGGATGGGTAGATTAAAAGAAAGGACAATGATCATTATGAAATCAGGAATATGTGCAAGTATTGGTCTGATCGGTGGTTTCATTGCTTCGGTGTTTGGGGGGTGGGACACAGGTTTGATCACACTGATTATATTTATGGGCATTGACTACATCAGCGGTCTGATTGTTGCAGGTGTTTTTCATGCATCAAAGAAAACAGAAACAGGGACTTTGGAATCCAGGGCAGGATGGAAAGGTTTATGCAGGAAATGCATGACCCTTCTGTTTGTCCTGGTTGCATACAGGCTTGACCTGGTCATTGGTTCAGATTATATCCGGGATGCAGTTGTGATTGCATTCATTGCCAATGAAACAATCAGCATTGTGGAAAATGCAGGTCTGATGGGTGTCCCGCTTCCTGAAGTTATCACCAAGGCAGTTGATATTCTGACAAAGCGGTCAGACAGTTTGACACAGGAACTGACAAACGGAAAAGGGGATGATGAAGAATGAGTTTCACAAACAGCCCTTTGGTGCAGTACACAAACCTTTCACCGAATAACAGCGGTCAAAGGAAGCACAGCATTGATACCATCACAATCCATTGCACAGCGGGTCAATGCACTATTGAATGGCTTGGTGAATGGTTTGCAAGACCTTCCACAAAAGCTTCTTCAAACTATGGGGTGGACAAGAATGGAAAGATTGGTCTTTTTGTTGAAGAAAAGAACAGGTCTTGGTGTTCATCCAATGGTGCAAATGACAACCGGGCAATCACCATTGAAGTTGCATCTGACAACAAAGCACCATACAAGGTGTCGGATGCTGCATACAATGCATTGATCAAACTGGTTGCTGACATATGCAAGCGAAATGGGATCAAGAAGCTGCTTTGGAAAGCTGACAAGTCCCTGATTGGACAGGTGGACAAGCAGAACATGACTGTTCACAGATGGTTTGCAAACAAAGCCTGTCCCGGTGACTATCTGTACGGAAAGCACCCTGACATTGCAAGAAAAGTCAATAATCTGCTGAATAATGACAAAAAGGAAGCGGAAAATGACGAAAAACAGCAAAAAACTGACACAAAACCTTCTGATTTTACACCATACAAGGTGAAGATCACAGCACAGGTTTTGAATGTTAGGAAGGATGCAGGTGTGAAATTTGCAAAGGTTGGTGAAGTAAAAGCCGGGGAAGTTTACACCATTGTTTCAGAAAAGAAAAATGGATCAACGGTGTGGGGAAAACTGAAAAGCGGTCTTGGATTCATCTGCTTGACATACACCAAAAAGGTGTGATATTTTGTCACTAACTTGTCACTAACAGGTGTGTTTTCGGGTGTTTTCACAGAAGTGAACAGTTCACAGAACCCTTGAAAATACTGGATTCATTGTGATGGAAAAGTGAACAAATTTGTGATACAATAAAAACGCAAAGACCCCAAACCATTGATTTTTTCAAGGTTTGGGGTCTTTTTTGTCACTAACCTGTCATTAGTTCACTTTCAAAAGTTCAATCGCAGTCTTTAATTCTTCAAGGGTCTTGTGGTTGTAAACCCTGTTTCCCACATCCTTTGACACATGACCCATCATCAGGTCAATGCACTTCCTGTTTGCACCTTTGGAATCCAGGATGGATTCAAATGTGTGTCTGCATTCATGGGGTGTCTTTTCAATGTTTAAGAACTGCATCAGGTCATTCCAGTATGTTCTGTATGTGGTTTGTGACACTGCATCACCATCCACATTGATGAAATATTCACTTCCTGCATCCAGTCTGTCTTCAACCAGGGGAAAGATTGCAGAATGGATTGGAACAATCCTGTTCTTTCCTGCTTTGGTCTTCACACCACCTTGGAATGTTCCCTTCTTCAGGTCAACATTGTCGGTCTTCAAGGTCAGCAATTCACTGATTCTGAATCCTGAATAAAGGAAAATCAAAACAGTGTCTATCCATTCAACAGGAACAGAACCAAAGTCCTTTCCTTTTCGTGCATCTTCGTACACTTTCCAAACTTTCTTTATTTCAGCATCTGAAAACCTTTCCCTTGATGTTTGTGGAATCGGTTCTGATGTCAGAAGGTCTGAATACATCCTTGTGATGACATCCAGTTCCAGTGCAAACCTGTCCAAGTGACCCCAAAGGTTCTTGATTGCACCTTGGGTGGAATAACTCTTTCCACAGAAATCAATGGTTTCCTGCATATGGTATGACCTTATTTCTTTATACTTCATTGAAGACAGCTTCTGAATGTGATTATATGCTGACTTCAAGGAATTTCTGTTGGATGTTCCAAGTTTGGGTGCTTTCTTTTCCATCCACAGGTCAAACAGTTCCTGAAGGGTTATCTTTGCCCTGTCCACATCCCAAGGGTTCTTGTTATAGTCTGCAAGAAGCATGTTCCCTTCTTCCCTGGTTGCAGTATATCCAATAGTTTCATATATTGGATGACCCTTGTCATTCCATCCAACTGTCTTTCTGACCCAAAATGGTTTCCTTCTGTTCCCTGACAGTTTTGCAACTGAACCATAACCATTTGGATTTTTCACACAATCCACCTTCCTTCATTGATTTCAGGTGGGAAAAATGATAAAATGGTTGTGTTGGAAATCATTTCTACCATCCTGAAGTGATGACAATGTATGCTTTGACCCTTGCCTGATTGCAGCAGACAGGGGTCATCTTCTTATAATTCTATTGTTGCAGGCGTTTCAGGAAGCACTTTCTTTTGCAGATCAAGAAACTTTCCATATTCCATTGCAGTTCCCCACAAAGCAATCATTCCTTTGTCATACTGGATCACAAGATAGTATTTTGAAGTTCCTTTGTCAGTTCTTTTGGCTTCACCATGGTATCTTTCCATGAATCTTGGTTCTTCCATTGCAGAAAAAGAACTGATCCTTGACAGGGGAAGGGTGACAACTGTTTCAGGCTTGATCCTTGTGATCACAACCTTGTCATCTTTCACTTCCAATGTGCATGGATAGTCTGATGCAAAAGCATCAATTCCTTCATAGTGCATGACCCGGATCGGGGCATCTTTCTTCTTTCCAAACATAAAATCCACCATCCTTTCTGTTTTACCTTGAACCGCTGCCTTTCACCTTGAACCGCTTCAATCCCTTATAAACAAAGGACTTTTCAAAGATTTGGATGTGTCCCGGTTCAAGGGTTCAAGGTAATTTCTATATATTTAATATTTTTAGAGAAAATACAAATTTTTGTTGTTTTCTTAAAATCTAAAAACATAAAGAAGTCAAAAGCACCTTGAACCTTGAACCGCAACCTTTGAAACCCTTATGAATAAAGGCTTGCAAGCGGTTCAAGGTAAAGTTTTTCACCTTGAACCTACTTTGAACCGCCTTCATTGTTATACTTGGAAAGACTGGACAGATCATCCAGGTCTTCCAGGGCTTTTTCTTTTCCAATGCTGTTCAGCTTTGTGAAATATGAAAGCAGCCTGACAGCCTGATCACCAAAATTCTTCTGCACAAGTTCAATGGTCATTGATTCACCTGATAGTTTTTCTTCCAGTGTGAAACACATCAGTTCAGAAGGTGTCACATCAAACATTTTTGCCATTTGTTCAATGTGTCTTCTTTTGATGTTGGTCACCTGATCGGATTCCCACTTGTTCACAGCTGCCCGGTTGACCGGGGGATCAAGTTTTTGACCAAGTTCTTCTTGTGTCATGTCCTTCTGCCTTCGTAATTGCCTTATGTATGCACCCATAGTCATATAAATCACCATCCCTTCAGATGTATTGTTTTGGTGTACAGTGTATCTTGAATTTATCATATTTAGGGCATTTTTTCAATGATATTGAAAAATTTTTCGCATAAATTTGAAAAAGTATCTTGACAGGATAGTTTGCAGGGTGTATTCTTGGAATGTATCTTGAACAGATACAAACACAAAGCATACATTATCAATTCAGGAAAGGATGGGTCTTTATGTATCAGTTTATCGCAAAAATCACAAGAATGGATTCCCCTGGTGGTTCAACCATTTGTCATCTGATTGAGATTAACACAGTTTCATTGGATGCTGAATCAATGAACAATGAACCTGAAGAACTGTTTGCATGGAAGGCAGCGGTCACACAAGCACTTGCAATGTGCAAGGAAAATGAAAGCCTTGATTATGTCACACTGTTGTCCTGCTGAAAGGAATGGTGAACAGGAATGTGGATTGTTTATTCAGGAAGGGAAGCATTTGAAGTTCCCACAGAAGATGAAGCCATTGAATACTGCAATGATAACAATGGTTTCCAGTACAGATGGAAGGAAGTGTGATCATGAAGGGTGAAATAATAAAAGAGTTCAGAAAAAAGGCAGGTTTGACACAAGAAGAACTTGGTGAAATGGTTGGTCTTTCAGGTGCAGCAATAATGAGATATGAAACGAACCAAAGAGAACCCAAACAGGAAATAGTTGAAAGGATTGCTGAAGCACTTCATGTGAATCCAATTATTTTCTATCAGTTCAAAAAGCCAAACACCAAGAACATAGATGAAAAATGGACTATCAGTTGCAGCGGACACACTTATGTTGTCCTGGAATATAATGAACAGGTTGTCTATACATATGACAATGATTGTGAGTACATGGAACAGATCATCAAAAGCATAGAAAGAAGAACCGGGATGAAGATTCAGGACATCCCAAGGAAGTCAAGTGTCAGTTCCTTTGATGGACTTCGTTTCCTTTATGGCGGATTCAAGGAAGGAAGTGAATGGTTGTGATTTTGCTTTGGGTAATCATGGATCAGAAAGCAGTTGAAAAGGAATGCAGAATGCATGGATGTCAGCCCGCTGTTTCAATGGCTGAAAGAATCAGGGCATACTTGTTTTGTTTCCTGATCCCGGTTGTGGTCGGGTTGCTGATAAACTATATCAAATGAAAGGGGTGAAAATGAATGAACAAACAGAAGTTGGTTGGTGTCATGCATGGAAACGGTGACAGGCAGGAAGACCTTGCAAAAGCAATAGGAATTTCCCCACAGCGGTTCAATGCAAAACTGAATGAAACGGATGGTGCAGAGTTCACACAGGGTGAAATCAAGTCCATCCGGGAAAGATACAACCTGTCAGCTGATGAAGTGGATGAAATTTTTTTTGCTTCTGTTGTATCTTAAAAGCGTACATTGAAAGGATGGTGATGAAATGAGTTTTGCAACACAGTTAAGTCTTGCAATGGCTGAAAGGCAGGTGAACCAAACAGAACTTGCAGCTGCAATCTGCAAAGGGAAGTCATCAGTCAGCCAATATCTGTCAGGCAGATCAGTTCCAAGGGCAGATGTCCAGGAAGCCATTGCAAAATTTCTTGATTGCACTGTTGAATGGCTGAACAGTTCTGTCCCGGTCAATGACAAAGTGGAAGGGCTGAAAAATATCAGTGTTGGACAGTGTGCAAAGATGCTTGGGAAGTCAGAACAGTTTGTCCGGGTAGCACTTCAGACAGGGACAGCACCATTTGGCTTTGCAGCAAAGAACAAGTCAGTGTGGTCATACCACATCAGCCCAAAGAAGCTGAATGAATACATTGGTGAAGGGGTGATGTGATGAAACTTTATCCACACCAGGTCAAAGCACTGGAACTGACCAATGAAATGAACCGGGTTGCCTACTACTTGGAAATGGGACTTGGAAAGACCTTTGTTGGATCGGAAAAGGCATTGTCATTTGAAGAAAAAGTGATCCTGGTTATTTGTCAAAAATCCAAAGTTCAGGACTGGATTGATCATTTCATTCAGGAATATGGGATTGCATATCTTCCATACAATCTGACAAAGAAAAAGGATTTTGATGATTTCACATTCTATGCAGGAAGAAATGATGGTGGTCTGCTGATCGGGGTCATCAACTATGACCTGATTTTCAGAAGAAAAGACCTGCTGAAGCTTGAAAACTTCACGCTGCTACTTGATGAATCATCCATCATTCAGAATCAGAAAGCAAAAAGGTCAAAGTTCATCCTGAAGATGCATCCAAAGAATGTGATCCTGCTTTCAGGAACACCGACATCAGGGAAATATGAAAACCTTTGGACACAGATTCATCTTCTTGGGTGGAACATCAGCCTGAACTGTTTCAACAGACAATACATCAACTGGAAAACCATTGATGTTGCAGGTGAACCGCTGAAGGTGGTGGACAAAGATGATCCATACAAGAATGTGGACAGATTGAAGTCAAAGCTTCGGGAACATGGATCAGTGTTCATGAAATCTGAAGAATGCTTTGACCTTCCTGATCAGACATTCACAGACATCCGGGTGGACAGTTCCAAGGAATACAGGAAATTCAGAAGGGACTGCTACATCACCACATCAGATGGAATTGAACTGATCGGGGACACCACATTGACCAAGATGCTTCATGAAAGACAGCTTTGTGGTCAGTATTCAAAGGAAAAGCTGCAAGCCTTCACAGACCTTGTGGAATCTACACAGGACAGGTTGATTGTTTTCTACAATTTCAATGATGAACTGTATGCATTGAAGAAGATTGCAGAAGAACTGGAAAGACCAGTGTCAGAAGTGAATGGACACATCAAAGACCTGACAGCCTATGAAGAACAGACCAACAGCATCACACTGATCCAGTATCAGGCAGGATCAATGGGACTGAATCTTCAGAAGGCAAACAAGATGGTGTATTTCACACTTCCCCTGATGTCAGAACTGTTTGAACAGTCCAAGAAAAGGATTCACAGGATCGGGCAGCATCAGCCCTGTTTCTATTACATATTGACGGTGACAGGCAGCATTGAAGAAGACATCAGATCAATTCTTGAAATGAGAAAGGACTACACAGATGAATTATACAAAAATCGTTAAAACAATCATTGAAATCATGGCATTGGTTGGATTTTTCCTTCTGCTTGGGTCAGTTGGTGCATCTGATTATGCTGATGAAATTGGTGTTTATTTTGACTTTTCAACAGTGACACCGCACATCATCATTGGAATTTTGTTACTGATCCCTGGAATCATCTATGGGATCAAGAAGGGCGGTGCAGACCATGAGTGACAAAGTATATGGCAGAAAGATCATCAGGATGCCTGAAGGGAAGATCACAGACATCCCGGATGTGACAAAAGGGTTCTTGGTGCTGCTGATTTTCTTCCTTGCAGGATTGGTGATTGGAAGCATTGTGACCGGGTTGATAGTTCACAGGATGGACAGGAAGGCGGTTGAAAAGGAAAAGACAACCATTTCTATATCTGCATCAGAAGAAGCGGAAATGAAGCCATATGGAAGCACACCGGGGCTTGTGAATGAAGAAGGGAAGACCTTTGACTGGTCAAGCGGTGAAGAACTTGGTTTCAAGACTTTGGACATCCCGCTTGATGAAGACCTGCAACAGTTCACATACTGCCTTGCATATTGCTACAACATTGACTATTCCCTGATGCTTGCAGTCATGGAAAAAGAATCCGGGTATGAACCAGGACTGATCAGTCAAACGCATGACTATGGACTGATGCAGATAAACAGATGCAACCACAAATGGCTGTCCGAAACATTGGACATTGACAATTTCCTTGATCCAAAACAAAACATCCGGGCGGGAATGTATATCTTTTCAGAACTGTTTGAAAAATATGGTGATGATCCTTCCAAGGTTCTGATGGCATACAACATGGGTGAAGGAAATGCACAGGTGTTTTGGAAGCAGGGGATCACATCAACAGATTATACAAAAAAGGTTTTTGAAAACCAAAAGAAAATCAAAGAAAGGATGGGAATGAATGATGAAAACTGAAATTGCAATGCTTGAAGGAAAGGAAGATTTCACTGAAGAAGAACTGTCAGTCTTTGAACAGCAGTACATGTCAGTGATGAAGAACCTGTCAGATATGACAAAGCAGAAAAAGAAGATTGAAGAACAGGAAAAGCTGATCAAGGCAAACCTTGGAAAAGTGATGGATGAATATGGGATCAAGTCTTTGGACAACCAGTTCTTGAAGATCATCAGGGTTGCAGAATCCAAGGGAAAGGCAACAGTTGACCTGGACAAGATGCAGAAGGAAGAACCTGAACTGTTTGATGAACTGATCAAGGACTATCCCAAGACAGCCGGGGCAAAGAAAGCATCCATCAGATTTGATGTCAAGTGAAGGGGGGGGGCATTGTTGCGTGAAAGGTGGAAAACTATCAAGGATCATCCATCCTATGAAGTCAGCAGCCTTGGGAAGATCAGAAACATTGCAACAGGCTTCCTGCTACATCCCTATGATGACAACAGTGGTTATTTAAGAGTGAAACTTGATGGAAAGTGTTGCAGATTGCACATCTTGGTTGCAGAAGCCTTTGTGGTCAATCCTGATCCTGAAACAAAGGTGGTTGTGAACCACAAGAAGGGAAAGAAGCATGATTGCAGGGCTTCACAGCTTGAATGGGTCACACAGCAGGAAAATGTGCAACACGCATGGGACACAGGACTTTGTGGAAGAAAGAGGAAGAAAGCATGAAATTGACATACACGGTTTCAAAAGAGAAAGGGACATCCAGGTGGTATGCACACAAGGTTGGATTTCCAAACATCCCGGTGATGTCTGAAAGGGGAACTTTTGGGACAAAGAAGAATGCCCTGCATGTGGCAGCGGATTCAATGGGGCTTCCATACAAGGAATACATGGAAATCAGAAGGAAAGCAGGTGGTGTCTGATGGCAGAAGAAAAGAGTTTTGAAGACCGGGTGAAGAACTTCCTGAAGGAACAGGGATGTTGGTTTGTGAAGTATTGGGCAGGGACAGCAAGGAATGGGAAGAACTACACCAAGAAAGGGATTCCTGACCTGCTTGTGAACCTGGATGGTTATTTTATGGCAATCGAATTGAAAGCCACAAAGGGAAGACCATCAAAGCTTCAGCTTTACAACCTGAAGCAGATCACCAAGGGGAATGGAATTGCAATCCTTCTTTATCCAAAGGATTTTGACAAGTTCAAGAAGTTTGTGGAACTGGTCAGAATGGGTGAACACCCGGTCAATCTGTATGAAACGGAAGATTTCAAATTCCTGAAGAATTGGTGGGACAAAATTTTGTGAAAGGTAGGTGGTGAAATATATGCAAGTGTCACATTCAAGGGTTGAATGCTTTGAATCCTGTCCCTTCAAGTATCGGTTGCGATATTTGGAAAACATCAGGACAGTGAAGGCAACAAACCCGGACAATCCCCTGTTTCTTGGAACAGCCCTGCACACTGGACTGGAAAAGAATGTGGATGCAGCTATTCAGGAATACTTCATGCAATATCCAGTGATCACAGATGATCATGTGAATGAAGCAATCAAACTGTCAATTCTGATTCCAAAAGCTGCAAATGTCATCCCCAAGGGGTTCAATGAAGTGAAGATTGAAAGTGAAGATTTCATTGGTTTCATTGACCTTCTTGCACCTGCCCTGTCAACAACAAGGCTTGGTGGGAAGTATCAGGAACTTCCAGGGGTGTTTGACATTTATGATTTCAAGTATTCAAACAATGTCAGCCACTACAAGGACAGTGTTCAGGTTCACCTGTACAAGTATTTTTATGAAAAACTGAATCCGGGAAAGAAGATAAGGAAGATGTTCTATCTTTGTGTTCCAAAGGTAAACAGCAGACAGAAGAAGGATGAAACCCTTCAGGACTTCAGAAGAAGGATTCAGGAAGAATGTTTGGATGTTCAGCCGAACCTGGTTGAAGTGGAATATGACCAGTCAAAAGTGATGGAATGGCTGCTTTCAGTCAAAAGGATGACAGATGCAAAGGATTTTCCACAGAAACAAGGATGGTTGTGCAGATATTGTGACTATCAAGACTATTGTCAGAAAGGATGGGATTTTATGATTTTACCTAAAAACGAAAGAAGAAACATTGAGCAGGTGCAGAAGAAGGTCATTTGGTTGTATGGATCACCCTTTTCCGGGAAGACCACTTTTGCAAACAAGTTCCCTGACCCGCTGATGCTGAACACGGATGGAAACATCAAGTTTGTTGATGCACCCTATATCCCCATCAAGGATCAGGTGGAAGTGGTTGGAAGAATGACCAAAAGAACCCTTGCTTGGGCAGTGTTCAAGGATGCCATTGCAGAACTGGAAAAGAAGGACAACACCTTCAAGACCATCATTGTTGACCTGCTTGAAGACACATATGAACAGTGCAGACTGTACATGTATGATCAGATGAACATTACACATGAATCTGATGATTCCTTCAGGGCTTGGGACAAGGTCAGGACAGAATTTTTGTCCACATTGAAAAGGCTGATGAACATGGACTATGAAAACATTGTCCTGATCAGTCATGAAGATACCACAAAGGACATCACCAAGAAGGGTGGGGACAAGGTCACAGCAATCAAGCCGAACCTTCAGGAAAAGACAGCAAACAAGGTTGCAGGAATGGTGGACATTGTGGCAAGGGTCATTGCAGATGGCAATGAAAGAACCCTTTCCTTCAAGACCAATGAAGTTATCTTTGGTGGTGGAAGGCTTCTGACCAAGACAGATGAAATTCCTTTGGACTATGATGCATTCCTTGATGTGTATGCAGAAGCCAATGATGCAGCTTCACAGTCAATGCATCAGGTTTCCAGTCCCAAGACTTCCACAAGATCAAGGAAGAAGGCAGAACCTGCACCTGCTGAAGAAGGTTTCATGAACCCGCCTGTTGAAGAATCCATCCCGGATGAACCTTTGGATAAGGAAGAAGCACTTGCAAAGGAAACAGCACAGGAAGAAGCACAGCAGGAAACCCTTCCCTTTGGTGAAGCAGCAGAACCTGCACCTGCTGAAGAAGCGGAAAAGCCGAAAACCCGCACAAGGAAAAGAAGGACACAGGCATGACCGAACTTGAAGTCTTTGCAAAGATGACATTGGAAAAAGGTGGAATGTGGACTTTGCTTGAAGAATCAGACACATTGAAGCTTTACAAGACACAGTCCACCTTCCTGGTCAAAAACAACTATTACTATGACACACCAGTCTTTCAGGTGTTTGACATAGCAGGAAAAAGGAAATTTGCATCAACCAGTTATGATGCAGCACTAACATTTTTCAGGAAAGGAAAAGGTGAATAAAAATGGCAAGTTTATTTGAAAAGTGGGACAAGGAAATTGACACAAAGGGTCTTGCAGAAGACACAGATCAGGCAGCAAAGGATGGTGCATCACGCACTTTCAAGGAAGTTGACCCCGGTGAATATGAAGTGGCAGTTCAGCAGATGGAATTGAAGGCTTCCAGGAATGGTGATCCTATGGTCAGCATTTGGTTCAAGGTGGTTTCTGATGGTGCATTCAAGGGAAGCATCATTTTCATGAACCAGGTCATCACACAGGGCTTTCAGGTTCATCAGGCAAATGAGATTTTGCGGATGCTTGTTTCTGAATGTTCTGATGCACCTGAAATCAAGTTTGAAACCTTCAAGCAGTATTCAGAACTGATCATGGATGTTCAGGAAGCAATCACAGACAACTATGAATATGCTTTGAAGTATGGCAAGAATGCAAAAGGATATGGAACATTTGAAATCACTGAAGTGTTTGTCCTGGAATAAATGTCAGAACATTGTGCAGTGTGGTCAACACAGATCACACTGCATGAAATTCCAAAGAAAGGCGGTGAATGTGGTTGGTATTTTATGATTTTGAAGTTTTCAAGCATGACTGGTTGGTTGTGATCATTGACATGACGGAAAAGAAAAAGACAGTGATCATCAATGATCCCGCTGCCCTTGAAACATTCCACAAAGACCACATCAATGACATTTGGACAGGATTCAATTCACTGCACTATGACCAATGGATTCTGAAAGGCATCATTTGCGGGTTTGATCCAAAAAGGGTCAATGACTACATCATTGTGAAGAATCAGCCCGGATGGAAGTTTTCATCACTGTTCAGGAATGTGTATCTGATCAACTATGATGTGATGCTGAACCTTGACCGGGGACTGAAATGGTTTGAAGGGTCAATGGGAAATGACATCAAGGAAACATCTGTCCCCTTTGACATTGACAGGAAGCTGACTGAAAAAGAACTGGAAGAAACAGTGAAATATTGCACACATGATGTGGAACAGACCATTGAAATCTTCCTTCAGAGAAAAGAAGAATTTGATGGAAGAATGGGTCTTGTGAAGATGGCATGTGAAGGAAAGGGACTTGACCTTTCCCTGCTTGCTAAAACAAAACCACAGCTTTCAGCAATCATCCTGGATGCACACAAAGTCCCGGACAGGGGGGATGAATTTGACATTGACTTCCCTGACACACTTCAGATCAAGAAATACACACAGGTGCTTGACTGGTACAAGAACCCGGAAAACAGAAAATATTATGTGATCATACCGGGAAAGAAAAAAGCACAGCAGAACAAATTTGAAACCATGGTTGCAGGTGTTCCACATACTTTTGCATGGGGCGGTCTACATGGGGCAAAAGAACATTATCATGCAAGGGGTTATTTCCTGAACATGGATGTGTCCGGGATGTATCCAAAGTTGATGATCAGATATGGTCTGCATTCAAGAAACATCAAAGACCCACAGAAGTTTTGTGACATCTATGAAAGAAGGCTTGAACTGAAAAAGAAAAAAGACCCTTTGCAAGCGGTTCTGAAGATCGTGTTGAACAGCACCTATGGTGTCATGAAGGACAAGAACAATGCTTTGTATGATCCACTTCAGGCAAACAAGGTTTGTGTCTATGGTCAGGTGCTTCTGCTTGACCTGATTGAACACCTGGAATCTAGGTGTGAGATCATCCAGTCCAACACAGATGGTGTGCTTGTGAAGATGCCTGATGGACTGAATGAAGATGAATGGTTTGATTGGGTGGATGATGTTGCCTATGAATGGGAACAAAGGACAGGCTTGGTGCTTGAATTTGATGAATACAGGGAAATCTTTCAGAAGGATGTGAACAACTATATTGTGATTGCTGCTGACGGTTACTACAAGTCCAAAGGGGCATATGTGAAGGAACTTTCAAACCTTGACAATGGTGATTTCCCAATAATCAACAAAGCATTGACAGACTTCATGGTCAAAAGGATTCCCATTGAACAGACCATTTTTGGGTGTGATGAACTGAAACCTTTTCAGATGGTTGCAAAGATCACAGGTCTTTATGAATGCATCATGCATGGAAGCAAGCGGTTGAATGAAAAATGTGTCCGGGCATTTGCTTCCAAACTGTCAACAGACAAGGGAATCCAAAAGGTGTCATACAGGACAGGCAAGCCTGAAAAGATAGCAAACAGCCCGGAACACTGCTTTTTGGTCAATGAAAATGTGAACAATGTGAAATGTCCCGCCAAACTGGACAAACAGTGGTATGTGGACAAGGCAGAAGAAAGATTGAAAGGATTTGGGGTGATGCAATGTTTTTCAAAGGTTATGTTCTGACACAGAACAAAAAATGCATTGAAAAGTTCAAAGGTAGAACATCCTTCAAGTCTTATGCAGAAGTCAAGGGTTTATCTGAATTTGCAGGAATCCTGTCTGAAAAGACAGTTTTGGTTGACATAGATGATTTTGAACAGTCGGAAATTCTTTTCAAGATAGTCCAGGACAGACAGCTTTGTTGCCGGGTATATAAGACCACAAGGGGCAAGCATTTTCTGTTCAACAATCCTGACCTGATCAATTCCAACAAGACACATGCAACACTTGCACTTGGGATCACAGCGGACATCAAGATTGGAAAAAGAAATTCATATTCAGTGTTGAAGTTTGATGGGAAGGAAAGACCCATTTTATATGACACCACAGGGAAAAGGCAGAAAGCACAGGACATTCCAAAGTGGCTACTTCCAGTCAAGACCAAGGAAGATTTCACAGTCCTGGAAGCCGGGGATGGAAGAAATCAGGCATTGTTCAATTATATCCTGACCCTTCAGGCACATGACTTTTCAGTGGAAGAAGCAAGGGAATGCATTAGGCTGACAAATGAATATGTTCTGAAAGACCCGCTTGCACCTGATGAACTGGAAGTGGTGATCAGGGATGAAGCTTTTGCAAAGCCTGTTTTCTTCAAAGGTACAACATTCCTGTTTGATAAATTTGCAATGTTCCTGAAGAACAATCACCACATCATCAGGATCAACAGTCAGCTGCACATCTACAAAGATGGTGTGTATGTTCCAGGGGAAAAGGAAATTGAATCAGCTATGATCCAACACATTCCAATGTTGTCCCGGACAAAAAGAAGTGAAGTGATGGCATACCTTGAAGTGTTGATCAGGCAGAACACACCTTGTGCAGATGCAAAGATCATTGCCTTCAGGAATGGGATTTTGAACATTGAAGACAACAGTTTTGTTGGGTTTTCCCCGGACTACATCATCACAAACATCATTCCTTGGGATTATAACCCCAATGCACACTATGAACTGACAGATCAGGTGATGGACAACATTTCCTGTCATGACAAAGAGATCAGAAGCCTTCTTGAAGAAATGGTTGGATATTGCCTGTTCAGAAGAAACGAACTTGGAAAGGCATTCATCCTGACCGGGGAAGGATCAAACGGAAAATCCACTTTCCTGAACATGCTGAAGACAATGCTTGGAAAGAAGAACCTGTCAGTGCTTGACCTGAAGAAACTGGATGACAGATTTTCAACAGTCATGATGTTTGGGAAGCTTGCAAATATTGGTGATGATATTTCAGATGAATTTGTGACAGATTCTGCATCATTCAAGAAGATAGTCACAGGTGAAACCATAGATGCAGAACAAAAGGGGCAGCCAAAGTTTGATTTTGAACCTTATGTGAAACTGATATTTTCAGCAAACAATATTCCCCGGATCGGAAAAGGAAGGGATTCAGGTGCAATTTTAAGAAGACTTGTCATTGTTCCATTCAATGCAAGGTTTGAAGAAGGACAGCCGGGATTCATGCCATTCATAGGGGATGAACTGAAAAGTCAGGAATCAATGGAATATCTGATCAGGATTGGACTGGAAGGTCTGAAGCGTGTCCTGGAAAACAGACAGTTCACCAAGTCAGAAGAAATGCAGCGTGAATTGGAAGAATTTGAAGAAACAAACAATCCTGTCCTTGGGTTCTTCAGGGAAGCTGACGGTGATGAAGACATCAGGATTGAAAACGAAACAACAGCAGAAGTTTACAAGCATTATCAAGAATATTGCATTGTGAACAATCTTTCCCCAATGTCAGCCGGGGAATTTTCAAAACAAGTCAAAAAACACTATGGTTTTGTCATCAAAGACAAGAAAATCAGTGGAAAAAAATACAGAATTTTCATGAAAGAAGGGTGAAAAATGGCAAAAGTGGAAGAAAGACACATCAGCATTGATGGTTTTGCAGGTGGCGGTGGTGCTTCAGAAGGTTTGAGAATGGCAGGAATTGAAGTGAACATTGCAATCAATCATGATCCTGCTGCAATCAGAATGCATGCAGTAAACCATCCAAAAGCAGTTCACCTGACAGAAGATATATTTCAGGTTGATTTGTCAAAGTATTTGAAAAATGATGACACAGTTGATGTCATGTGGGCAAGTCCTGACTGCACTTCACACAGTAAAGCAAAGGGCGGTCAACCAAGGGAAGCCGGATTGCGAATATTGCCTTGGGCTGTCCATAGACTTTGCAAGCAGATTTTAGATATAACAGGGCATCTTCCATATATTTTGTTCATGGAAAATGTGGAAGAAATTCAGGAATGGGGTGAACTTGATGAAAAAGGTCATCCAATAAAGGAAAAGAAGGGGTGTGAGTATAACAAGTTCATCCAGGCAATGAAAGACCTTGGTTTCCAGTTTGATTGCAAAACACTTGTGGCAGCGGACTTTGGGGCAACCACAACAAGGAAAAGGTGGTATGCGGTGTTCAGATCAGATGGAAAAGAAATCAGATTTCCTAAACAGACACACAACAAAGATGGTTCAGATGGTCTTCAAAAATGGATTCCTGTTTCAACTGTTCTTGATTTTTCAGACCTTGGGTCTTCGATATTTGAACGAAAGAAACCACTTGCAGATGCTACTTTGAAAAGAATTGCAAATGGAATTGACAAGTTCATCATCAAGAATCCTGATCCATTCTTTCTTCCTGACAAAATAGCAATGCCATTTTTGATTCAATATCACAGTGAAACAAAAGTTGGTGATGCAAGGGGGCAGGCGTTAAACGAACCAATTCAGACTATTGACACATCAAACAGGTATGGATTGATCACTTTATTCATCACCAAGTTTTACAAGTCAGGAACAGGACAGGGATTGGATGAACCCTTGCACACAATAACCACATCAACTGGTCATTTTGGTTTAGTGTCCATATTTTTGATCAAATATTATGGTCAGGGAATCGGACAGACTGTTGATGAACCACTTGCAACCATTACTACAAAAGACAGGTTTGGAATGGTCAGCACCATGATGACAATGAATGGTGACAGATATGTGATCGGTGACATTTGGTTCAGAATGCTGAAACCTGAAGAATTGAAGCTTGCGCAAGGATTTCCTGCTGATTATGTGATTGATCATGATGCAAATGGGAAGCGTTACCCGGTGAAGGATCAGGTTGCAAAGATAGGAAACAGTGTTGTTCCAATTATGGCAAAGGTTATTGCAGAAGCAAATTTGAAAACAGAATGATCAAATAGGAAGGTGGTGAAAATCTTGGAAGAACAGCAGATGTTCCTGGACTTCAGGAAGGAACTGGACACAATGTGTTTCCCGGTGCTTGAAAAATGGGCTGAAAGAAGCAGGAAGGGGACAATGAAAACAATGTATTGCAATGGTCAGAAGGTAGGTTTTCTGATGGTGATTGATGGTTATGTTGAAGGAATCTATGTCAAGCCTGAATACAGAAGACAGGGCATTGCAGAACAGGCGGTGAAGGACTATGTGGACAATGGTGGACTGATTGACAGGCTGCACATTATCAAGGGGAATGATCCTGCTTGGAAGTTTTGGCACAAGTTGTTTGACCTGATCATCATTGATGAATGTGATGTTGACAGGCTTTATTCAGTAGAAAGGAAAAGGTGGACATGATGGATATTTACAAAGGACTGGAAGATGGAAAGACATGTGTTGTGATCAGTGGAAACATGACAGAAGCTGAAGCAATCAAGACTGCAAACAGACATTTCAAGACCAAGAAGGAAAACCTGAAGGCATACTTTGGTTATGTGAAGGATGAAAAACTATATGACAAGAAAATCAAGGGTTCACTGAAGGCTTGGGTGGTGATCAGGAAATGACACAGGTGCAGATGAAAGATGGACAGATCAGGTGCATCAGGGTCTTGAAGGACTTCCTGGAACTGATTGATGATTACATGGGATCAGATTGCAGACATTGGGCTGAAGAAAACCTGCATGAAGAATCAGAACTGGAAGTTCTTGAAGATCAGATTTATGAATTGGAAGACAAGGTTGCAGAACTGGAACAGGGAAAGGTGGTGCAAAATGAATGAGAATGTGAACCATCCTGCACATTACAACATACCGGGCAGGAAGGAATGCATTGTGGAAATGCTTGACAAGTTTGGTTATGAGAAATTGACAGCCTTCTGTCAGCTGAATGCATACAAGTACAGATACAGACATGAACTGAAAAACGGTCAGGAAGACCTGGACAAGGCTGAATGGTATGAAAGGAAGCAGAAGGAACTGGAAAGGGAAGACCCAAGGTTCTTCATTGCAGATGTCTATGGTCAGAAGAATCAGCAGGTCATTCTGATTGAAGAAATGGCAGAACTGACACAAGCACTTTGCAAAATCAGCAGGATGCAGATTTTGGGGACTGATCCAATGCCTGATGAACAGGATTTCTATGACCGGGTGATGGACAACCTGATTGAAGAAATGGCTGATGTCAGTCTTGTCCTTGATCAGATGATCCACCTTCTTGATTGTGGGGACAGGGTCAGACAGATCAAAAAGCTGAAGGCACAAAGAACAATAGAAAGGATGGAAGAAGACTGATGGCAAATTATTTGAGATTTCAGCAGAACCTGATGAAGGCAGCAGCTGCAAGGGATGACATCTTCAAGAAAAGACCGTTCCAGTGTCCATGGTTTGAACACAATGACAGAATCTTTGCCTGCCCTGAAGGATTGTGGATGCTTGGTGTTCCAAAGTCCATGTTCTATCTTGACATGGAAAAGGTTTTCAAGGATTCCCCTGAATTTCAGTCCGGGAAGCAGTTCATGTCAGATGCTTTGAACACTGAACCCCTGATTGATACACACATTGTCATGACCAAGGAAGTCAATGGAAAGAAACTGAAGTTGCATGAATTTGTCCTTGACAAACCTGATGCTTCCAAAATCTATGTCAATGATGATTTCCTGAAGGACTTTGACCTGAACATTTCACACTTCACCGGGTACAACAGGCGGTCACTTGTTTATATATGGGAAAATGATCAGATTGTTGGTGGGATCATGCCTGTCAACACAGGGGAAGGAAGGTGATCACAATGAGAACAGATAAAGAAAGACAGCAGATGTTTGACAGTGCTGTTGGACAATGGGTGTCAGATGATTTCAGGAAATACCTGGTTGAAAACGGTTTCTTTGTAAAGCCTGCATCCATCAGTCATCACAGCAATCATACAGGCGGGTTGTTTGACCATTCCTTTGAAGTGATGGCAGTCCTGGAAGACATAACAAAGCGGTTTGACATCCAGTGGCAGGACAAACGGTCACCATACATTGTAGGAATGTTCCATGACCTTTGCAAAATGGATGACTATGTGGATGAAAATGCAAAGGATATTGTGATGATGGGAACTGGATCACCTGTTTCCAAGAATCCCAAGTGGATCAGAAATGATTCCTGCATCCTGTCAGGACATGGTGACAAGTCAGTGATGCTTTTGTCACAGTTTTTGAACCTGACTGAAGAAGAAATCTTCTGCATCACTTTTCACATGGGTGCATATGACACAGGAAAGTGGAAACAGTATGATGCAGCCATAAAAACCTATGAAACGGTGCTTTGGACACATACTGCTGACATGTATGCATCCAAAATCAATGAAAAATAGTGGTGGAAACGGTTCAAGGTGGGTTCAAGGTAGGTTCAAGGTAAAAACAGGTCACCTTGAACCGCTTGAAACCCTTGTCAATAGTGGGTTTTCGGGGTTGCGGTTCAAGGTGGTTCAAGGTAAATGTAAATTTCTTTATATATTTGAAATGTGAAAAACATATATTTTTTAGAATATAGTAAAAAATAATAAATATATAGGAATCACCTTGAACCCTTGAACCGCAAGCGTCAGAACACCAGTATTTATAAGGCTTCAAGGCGGTTCAAGGTAACCTTGAACCGAAAATTCACCTTGAACCACTGTCAAATGATGTTGAAAGGATGTGAAAAAGAGTGAATGCACAAAAGTATTTGCAACAAATAAGGGTGCTTGACACCAAGATCAGACAGAAGGAAGAACAGATTGAAAGTCTGAAGCTGTCAGCGGATGGTGCAGGTGCAATCAGATATGACAAGGACATTGTCCAGGTGTCAAAGGTTGATTCCAAAATGGAAAGCATTGTTGTTCAGTATGTTGCCATTGAAGAAGAAGTCAAGAAACAGAAGCTGCATCTTGAACAGATGAAGCAGATCATCATTGATCAGATTCAGGAACTGACAGATGACAGATACATCAATGTGTTGTTCAAAAGGTATGTGCAGATCAAGTCCTATGAATTGATTGCTGTTGAAATGAATTATTCCTTTGATTATGTCAAGGAACTTCACCGGGATGCCCTGGAAGAATTTAGATTGCAACATCCCACCCTTTCCCACCTTTGAATGTGATATGATGCTATTGTGATAAAATATGCAGATAAAAAGCACCCATAAAAGGTGCTTTTTTCATGTTTTTGAAGGGAAGTGATTGGATGACAAGGAAACAGCAAAGGTTTTGTGATGAATACCTGGTTGACTGCAATGCCACACAAGCAGCTGTCCGGGCAGGTTATTCACAGAAGACTGCAAAGCAGATTGGGCAGCATCTGTTGACTTTAGTTGACATCAAGGCTGTTATAGATCAGAAGATGCAGGAAATGCAGGACAAAACTGTTGCATCTGCTGAAGAAGTCATCCAATATCTGTCTTCTGTCCTTCGTGGTCAATCTGAATCAGAAATAGTGGTTGTTGAAGGAACAGGGGATGGATGTTCAGAAGCAAGAACAGTCATGAAAGCACCTGATGAAAAAGAAAGATTGAAGGCAGCAGAACTTCTTGGGAAACGCTATGGACTGTATTCAGACAAAGTGAACCTGGAAGGTGCTGTCCCAATTATCTTTGCCGGGGAAAATGACCTTGAAGAATAAGGGAAACCGAAAAGCACAACGAAAAAGAAGAAAACAAAGGCTGAAACACAGATCAGGTGCATCAGAATATGAATACAGGCTGATTGATGGGAATTATTCATGTTTTCCTGCTGCTTTTTGCATGGCACATGATGGATTTCTGACAGAAGGACTGATGGACACACACAGATGCAGACAAAGGAAGTGTCCACAGATCAGGAAGGTGATGGATGGTGAAAAGAAAGAAAATCTTCCTTCCTGATATTGTCGGGAAAGGATATAGACAGTTTTGGAACTTCAAAGGCAGATACAGAGTTGTGAAGGGATCAAGGGCATCCAAGAAGTCAACAACCACTGCCCTTTGGTTCATTTACAACATGATGAAATATCCCGCTTCAAACACCCTTGTGATCAGGAAGACATACAGGACAATCAAGGATTCCTGCTTCACACAGCTGAAATGGGCAATACACAGACTTGGTGTTGATGAATGGTGGGACATTAAAGAATCACCACTTGAAATGACATACAGACCAACAGGTCAGAAAATATATTTCCGGGGAATGGATGATCCCCTGAAGGTGACATCCATCACAGCTGAAGTTGGATCACTTTGTTGGATATGGATTGAAGAAGCATATGAAATCATGAAGGAAGCAGACTTTGACATGATTGATGAATCAATCAGGGGTTCTGTTGATGATGACCTGTTCAAGCAGATCACAATGACCTTCAATCCATGGAATGAACATCATTGGATGAAGCACAGGTTCTTTGATGACATGACCGGGACTGATGCAGAAGGAAAACCCAAGTACAAAGCAAGGGAAAATCCTTTGTCTGCTGATGGTGAAATCCTTGCCCTGACATCAAATTATCTTTGCAATGAATGGCTTGATGATGCTGACCTTCGTGTCTTTGAAAGAATGAAGGCAAACAATCCAAGAAGATACCAGGTTGCAGGACTTGGGAATTGGGGAATTGTTGAAGGTCTGATTTTTGAGAATTGGGAAGAAAAAGCCTTCAGTCTGGATCAGATCAGGAAGATACCAGGCATCATGTCAGCCTTTGGACTTGACTTTGGATATACAAATGACCCTTCTGCATTGTTTTGTGGAATGGTTGATCAGAAGCACAAGACCATCTATGTCTTTGATGAAATGTATCAGACAGGACTGGTCAACAGTGCGATATATAGAAACATTTATCAGATGGGACTTGCAAAAGAGAAGATCACAGCGGATTCTGCTGAACCCAAGTCCATTGCTGAACTTCGTGACCTTGGTCTTTCACACATCAAAGGTGCAAGAAAAGGGCGGGATTCAATCAACAATGGCATCCAGTATGTGCAGAACTATCATATTGTGATTCATCCCCGGTGTGTGAACTTCCTGACGGAAATCAGCAACTACACTTGGGATCAGGACAAGTTTGGGAAGAAGCTGAATGTTCCCATTGATGACTTCAACCATTTGATGGATGCAATGCGGTATGCCCTTGAAGATTTGGTCAAGGGTGAAACCTTCAGTTTTGAATAAAAGACAATTTTGCAGGATGGAATGATAGGTGATGTCACTGCATAGGTCTTTTTTTATCCAGGGCGGTGTCCTATCAGCACCGCCAATGGTTTTTTATGATGAAATAAGGATGGACAAGGAAGAATGAAGAAAGTTGATGTACTTGGGACAGAATATAAGGTTATCAGAAGCACTGCAAGCAAAGATTACAACCTTCGGAACATTGATGGATATTGTGACAACACATCAAAAAGGATTGTGATTGATGCAATGATCCCAATGCCCGGAACTGTTGATGACCTTGACAAATATGCAATGCAGGTAGTCAGACATGAACTGGTTCATGCATTTTTGTTTGAATCCGGGCTTTCAGGAAATTCTTGGGCAAATAATGATGAAATAGTGGACTGGATTGCAATAATGTTTCCCAAGATGCTTGAAGCTTTTTATGATGCAGGTGCTATCTGAAAGGGGTGAACAGTGTGTTTGATTTTCTTTTGAGTGAAGCAGCTAAAATTGCACAGGCTGTCACTGTCGGAAAAGATAGGATCACAGATGAACAATACATAGTCAAAGAAATAAACACCTTCAAGGCATCCAAAAGAAGGAAAGACATGCTTGATGGTGAAAAATATTATGCAGGCATTCATGACATCCTGTCCCGGAAAAGGACAGTCATTGGTGAAGATGGTGAACTGACAGAAGTCAAGAATCTTCCAAACAACAGGATTGTTGACAACCAGTACAAGAAAATGGTTGATCAGAAGACAAACTATCTGCTTGGTCAGCCTATCACAGTGCATTCAGACAATGATGTCTATGCCAAAGTGCTGAAGCAGGTGTTCAACAAAAGATTTCAGCGGACATTGAAGTCTGTCGGGGAAGATTCCCTGAATTGTGGAATTGCCTGGATGTTTGTCTATTATGATGAACAGGGTGAAATGGCTTTCAAGCGGATCAGACCTTTTGAAGTCATTCCCGGATGGCATGATTCAGAACACACAAAACTTGATTATGCAATCAGGATTTATGAAGTTATTGTCTATGAAGGCAAGGAAGAAAAGGTGGTTGAAAAGGTTGAAGTCTATGATGACAAGGGCATCAACTATTTTGAACTTCAGTCAGGTGTCCTGAAGCCTGTTGAACCATTCTTTCAGAACTACATCACAGTGACCAATGAAGACGGATCAGAAGAAGGTTGGAACTGGACAAAGATTCCCCTGATCCCCTTCAAATATAACAGCAAGGAAATCCCGCTGATCAAGATGGTGAAGTCCTTGCAGGATGGTTTGAACCTGATTGAATCGAACTTCCAAAACAGCATGGAAGAAGACACAAGGAACACAATCCTTGTTCTGATGAACTATGATGGTGAAAACCTTGGTGAATTTAGAAAGAACCTTGCACAGTATGGTGCTGTCAAGGTCAGGACTGTTGACGGTGCAGGCGGTGACCTGAAGACCTTGCAGGTTGAAGTCAATTCTGAAAACTACAAGGCAATCCTTGAAATCTTCAAGAAAGCAATCATTGAAAATGCAATGGGCTATGATGCAAAGGATGACAGGCTTGCAGGCAATCCTAATCAGATGAACATTCAATCCATGTATTCAGATATTGACCTGGATGCAAACAACATGGAAACAGAATATCAGGCATCATTTGAAGAACTGCTTTGGTTCATTGACAATCATCTGTCCAATATCGGTTCAGGTGATTTTGAAGGGGAAGATGTGGACATCATCTTCAACCGGGACATGCTGATTTCTGAAACGGAAATCATTGAAAACTGTCAAAGATCAATGGAAATCCTGTCTGATGAAACCATCATTGCAATGCATCCTTGGGTTGATGATCCACAGGCAGAATTGGAAAGGGTGCAGAAGCAGAAAGAAGAAAACATGGAAGAATATGGTCTTGCATTCAATCCTGCTGTCAACAAGGATGAAGAAAAGGATGATCCTGAAGAAGGTGAAGGCTGATGGCAAAAAGAAAGTCAGATCAATATTGGAAAAAGCGGTTCACAGATTTGGAAAATGCTTCCAATGCGTATGGTCAGAAGACTTTCAGGGAAATAGAACCTGCTTTTGACAAAGCACAAAGGCAGATTCAAGCACAGATTGAAAACTGGTATCAGCGTTATGCAGATAACAATGGGATCACCATTCAGGATGCAAGGAAGCAGCTTTCAGCAAAGGAACTGAAAGAACTGAAGTGGGATGTCAATGAATACATCAAACATGGGCGGGAAAATGGAATCAACCAGTCCTGGATGAAGGAATTGGAAAATGCATCAGCAAGATTCCACATTTCAAGGCTTGAAGCACTCAAATTGAGAACACAGCAGGCTTTGGAAGTTGCCTTTGGAAATGAATATGATGCTGTTGACCGTATGGCAAGGAAAGTCTTCACAGATGACTACTACCACAGCATTTTTGAAATGCAGAAGGGTTTGGGGATCGGATGGCAGCCCGGACAGATCAATGACCGGGTGCTTGACAAGATAGTGAAGAAGCCTTGGGCAGCGGATGGAAAGAATTTTTCAGACAGAATATGGGAAAGAAAGCAACAGATGGTGGGACAGCTTCACCAGGAACTGACAAGAACCATCATCCAGGGGAAAGCACCTGATCAGGCAATCAGCCACATGGAAAAATATGTGGACAAGTCAGTGAAGAATGCAAAACATGCTGCATCCACACTTGTGATGACTGAACAGGCATATTTTCACAGTGTGTCACAGGAACAAGCTTTCAAGGAACTGGATGTGGAAGAATTTGAAGTGGTTGCAACACTGGATTCCCACACATCAGAAATCTGTCAGGAAATGGATGGAAAGCATTTCCCCATGAAGGACTATGAACCCGGTGCAACCGCACCGCCTTTTCATCCTAATTGCAGAAGTGTCACTGTTCCATACTTTGATGATGTATGGTCAGTTGGTGAAAGGGCTGCAAGAAATGAAGAAGGAAAAACATACTATGTCCCGGCTGACATGACCTATCTTAAGTGGAAGGAATCATTTGTCAGTGGTGATCCTGCTGATCAGGGATTGAAAGCTGTTGATCCTAATGATAAAATGAAAACAGAAGGTCAAACTTCAAGTGGCAGAGATTACACAACATCAATGGCAGTGAAGTTTGGAAAAGATCACTATGATGGAATGCATGATTTGATTGATGCCTGTCCTGACAAAAAAGCTGTTGGTGTGTGGAACAAATATGAAGCATCAATCACTGTTTCTGATCCAAAGTATAAGAAAAGGGCGCACTGCACAGCTGCAAATATCTATTTGGATGGGGAAAAGGATGCAAAAGGATCATCTTGGGAAAGTCCTTTCCAGGTGACTTTCCATGAATCAGGTCATGCAATAGATCACCTTGCAGGGAAAACCATTCCCGGAATCGGTCATTTTTCAGCAAAGTACAAGGATGGTGTTTTTTATAAAACCATCAAGGATGAAGTTGAAAGACTGGTTCAGGCAAAAGGTGAAATCATCAAGAAAGCATTCAAAGATCACAAAGGTGATTGGGAATGGCTTGCAGAACATGATTATATTTCAACAACCAGTTATCATTGGTTTAAGACCTACGGTCATTGGTTGGGCGGTGAACCAAAATATTCAAAATCACTTGCATATGCAGCATTGGAAAGGGAAATCAAAGAACTTCCATCAAAGGCAAAAGCAGACTTGTCAGATATTTTGGAAGGTGCAACCAATGCAAGAATTTCTATTGGTTTTGGACATGGAAAGACCTATTGGACACAAAGGAACTTTGCAGGTGTCAATGATGGACTTGCAACAGAAGCATTTGCAGAAATGACAGATTCAACATTTGCTTGTCCTGAATCATTGGATGCAATTAAAAAGTATCTGCCTGAATCCTATGCAGTTTGGCAGGAAATGCTTGAATATATTCTTGAAAACCTTTAGAAAGGGGTGTGTCCTATGTTAGAAAAAAAGTTGGAAGAATATGCTTCAATGTTTGAAGAAAACTTCCCAATATTCTATTTCAGGGGTGCATCAGATGATGAAATCATCAAGAAGATTGATGAATGCCTGGAATCAAACACACCATACACTATTGAAGATGATGGTGAAGATGATGTGTGATCACTTTTGAAGCATCCTGAACAGGGTGCTTCTTTCATATCCTGATAAAAGGCAGTGTCACTGACCTGTTATGTTTGCGGACATAGCACAAGGGTTGGTGGGGCTGCTTTTTATATAGATTCCATCTTTTTAGTATTGCAGATGAAAAAGAACAAGCGAAATGAAACCTGACTGAACAGGGTCAACAAATGTATTTCAAAGAAAGGATGGTACAAAACCATGAAAAAGGAAGATTTTGTGAAACTTGGTGTTGATGAAGAAACTGCAAAGAAGCTTGAAACAGCTTCCTTGGAAGAACTGAAAGGGTTCATACCAAAGGCAAGGTTTGATGAAGTCAACAACGAAAAGAAGAAGTTGGAACTTGATGTCCGGGACAGGGATTCACAGCTTGAAACCCTGAAAAATTCCACAGGTGATGTGGAAGCAATGAAGAAGCAGATTGAAGACCTTCAGAAAGCGAACAAGGAAGCAGATGCTGCACACAAGGCAGAAGTCAAGCAACTGAAGATTGATGCAGCCATTGAAGCTGCACTGGTCGGTGCAAAGGCAAAGAACACAACTGCTGTCAAAGCACTTTTGAAGGACTTGGACAAAGCTGAACTTCAGGAAGATGGATCAATCAAGGGACTTGCAGATCAGATCACAGCCTTGCAGAAGTCTGATGAATACCTGTTTGAAGCAAAGGATTCCAAGAAAAAAATGAAGGGTGCTGAACCGGGTGAAGCAGGAAAAGAAGATGCAGATGACAAAGTTGACTTTTCCAAGATGACCTATGATGAGTTGTCTGCATACCTGGAACAGAATCCCGGTACAGAATTAAAATAACTTTTTGAAAGGAAAAGGTGAACAAAAATGGCTAACAACAAATTTGATTCAAAAAGCTTCAATGCTGAAGCATTCAAGTACATGGTCGGCAGAGTTCCGAACCTGAAGATGAATGAGATCAAGAAGTCCAAAGCACTTGCAGGCAATCCTGACATCAAGGATGTCTTTTCCAGTCAGAATGGAACTGCCTATGCAAGAATAGCAATGCGTGGTCTTCTTGAAGGTGATGCTGTCAACTATGATGGTCAGACCAACATCACTGCTACTTCCACCAAGACCTTTGAACAGGGTGTTGTTGTGGTTGGTCGTGCTAAAGGCTTTGTTGAAAAAGACTTCAGTTATGACATCACGGCAGGTGTTGACTTCATGGAAAACATTGCACAGCAGATTGCAGACTACAAGGATGGTCTTGATCAGGACACCATTCTTGCAATCCTGAAGGGTATCTTCAGCATGTCCGGGGACAGCAAGTCTGTTGAGTTTGTGCAGAAGCACACCTATGACATCACTGGTGAAGCAACCAAGACTGTTGGTGCAACCACTTTGAACAGTGCTATCAACAAGGCATGTGGTGCAAACAAGAAGAAATTTGCCCTTGTATTTGCACACAGTGATGTTGCAACCGGGCTTGAAAACCTGAATCTTCTTGAGTATCTGAAGTACACCGACAAGGATGGGGTTCAGCGTGACCTTGGTCTTGCAACCTGGAATGGCAAGCTTGTGATCATTGATGATGACATGCCCACTGCTTCTGCTGTTGCAACAGCAGGTGTCTATGACATTGAAGTCAAGACTGCTGCAACGGCAGGTGACAAGATTGAGATTTGCGGGACAACCTTCACCTGGATCGCAAATGGTGGAACACCTGCTGCTGATGAAATCGAACTTCCTTCCACCAACAATGTGACCAATGAAGCAACGGCAATCTATACCAAGTTGGCAGCAATCACCACTGGTGAAATCGCAAAGTTCACTTGGGACAACACCACAGCAAAACATGTTGGTGCAACACAGAAGAACACCGCACCTGATGCAGTTTTCACTGCTGAAGTTCAGGAAGGTGCTGCAACTATGGTCATTGATGTGAATGAAACCACACCTGCTGTCATTGCTACTGATTACACCACATATGTTCTTGGTGAAGGTTCTATTGCCTATGAAGATGTTGGTGCAAAAGTTCCCTATGAGATGGCAAGAAATGCTGCTACCAATGGCGGTGAAGACACCCTGTACATCAGACAGAGAAAGTGCTTCGCACCTTTCGGTATCAGCTATGAAAAGGCTGTTCAGTCTTCGCTTTCGCCTACCAACACGGAACTTGAAAACGGTCTGAACTGGATTCTTGTTCATACCGGGGAAGCATCAGCAGATGACAGAAGCTACATCCTTGCAA